CTAAAACTCATATGATATCTCCAACGATTTTTTCTTTTAAATATTTATTAAATACATCCGTTGGGGAGACATTCACCCACGCCTCTTGAGAAATCGGATGACAGAGCATTTGATGCTTGTTTAAAAGTGGTCCTACATTCTTGTAACGACTATCATAATCGATAACAATGATCGTTCCTGGTATAGCTTTTTGGATGTTCGGACCCGCCACCAAAGCACAAAATTCTTTACCCGGCAAATCCTCTACACAAACAGAGTCTAATTGCATTGTTTCAGTATCGAATACGAGCATGTACCATGTCGTTGGAAGCATGAATTGAAAACCATGAATCTGGATCATCATAGAAGGAGCCGTGATTTCTTCGAGAATAGTAATGGAGTTTAACGTGAAATCCATCATATTCAAATCAAGAATCCACATGTGCTGTGTTACAAGCGGCGTGTAGATAGAATCTAGAATGATAGGTCTGGAATTATCATCGAAAATAAGCATTTTATTTTTCTTATTAGTATTGTACCGAGTACTTTTTACAAGGATATTGAGCTTCCTTATAGTACTTCAGTCTTTTTCGAAGGTGTTTCTTAGAATACTCTAGATTTCCGCAGATGTCAATAACATCTACGAAATCTTTATCACACCCCTTTCTCAAACCTCTACCAATAGACTGAATTGTACGGATAAATGATTTGCCACCATCAATGTAAATCAAGTTGAAAATACGATCAATGTCAATACCAACACCAGCAACCTGAACCGTAGCAATAACCAAGAGGTTGTCTTCTGTCTCGAACAGTCTATAGACCTCTTCTCTTTCTTCGGTTTCGTTTTTACCGTAGACAAAAATTGAGCCAGGAATCCGTTTCGACAACTTTTTTCCGATGGCAATGTTGTTAACTAAACACAGAACGTTGCCTTTCTTATTCTCCGCTTTTTCTTTCAAGAATTCAGTAATCCAATTTACCCGCCGTTCAAGCTTATTGAGATAATCCATTTCCTGGGAGTATTCTGTTTTGAGTCCTTCCACAATCAAAGGTTCAATAATCGAAGCATCATCAAGCTGCATAACACTGATGTTGAGTTTCGCTAACCAACCTTGTTCAATTAATTCGTGTGCCGGAACGACATATAGAACTTGTCCAAGTGTCAGAGAAATAGCCATTCGATCTGCTTTACCAGTCGGTAGCGTGGCTGTTAGTCCAAAACGATATACGACATTATTTCCGTGGTTCGTGAGTAAGTCTTTCAGAACGTTTGCTTTAGCGCCATGGCATTCATCTACAACCAAAACTTGAAAATCTTTGAGAATATGGGGAGCATTTTGTAATGCTTGCCAAGTTGATATAACGTGAGTATGGTTTAAGTCTTTTGTTTTGCCGCTGTATTCACCAACATCTAATTTGAACAAATCAAAGTCGCGTTTGGTGCGTAAAATTAAAGAGCCACTTGGTACGATAGTTATTGTACGCAACCCTTGCTTGGCGTATGCATCGCATAAGCAAGCGCAAACCGAAGTTTTACCAGCGCCCGTGCCAGCGATGACGATACCCATACCTTCACTGATAAGCGCGTTGATCGCCTCTGTTTGATATGGTCGAAATTCCCACGGTTCGTTGGTCTTGGGATTTGTGATATACGAGAAATAATCTTTGTCTATAGGTTCGATTTGAGCCAGTTGACCATTGCGTTTGTCATCGACTTCTAGCTTGTACCCAAAAGCTTCGATCTTAGGAAGAATATCATCCAACAGGAAATTGTAGGTTTTTCCTGTATCAGAAAAAAAGCGCATCTTTCCATCCCATTTCCCCACTTTGTAGGCTAGGGTGAAGAAGTAATGTTCGGTCTTGATGCCGTATTCTTCCCAAAAGTATTTCAAATGCTCGGGGTGTAAACCGGCGATTACACAGTTGACCTCGTCCAAAATAACAATTTTAGCTCTTTGGGCAAAAGTTCTTTCTGTCGTCATTATGAGTCTAGGTCTTTTATGATAAGCCGAGTTAGGTTATTCAACACATAGCCGCGTGATTTAAAAGCTTCAACACCAGCAGCGTACTTTGCTGTTAGTTCTTCAACCTCGTTATAAAGTTCCCTCATTGCGAGATATTCTGGATCGTGATTGATGTAGTGCTCTTTGTCTTTCTGTTGGAGCATTCGATTACTGTCGTCTGTAAGCGCTTTCCACAGACGACCCTTTGTCGAATTCAACATATCTTCAACATAGTTAAGGATAGCTTTTAATTCTACATAACATTCGTTATACAGATACAACAACGATGCTTGTTCAATGTTGGCAGCATCTACTGGTTTACCTTTTACATTTAGATCGGCTTTGATTGGTTCGAGCTTCTTAGAGTAGTCTTCTAGTGCTATTGCGATGTTTTCAAAGTTCTCTTTAATTGCGTCTAATGCTTGACTCATTAATGTAGCGTCCTTTTGTTTTTATCGATATGTCGCAGAACGTCAGCACCAGTCCATTCGTCATCGTCACCGCCAGTTAGATTGTTGCTAGGAATCATAATAACCGACCCTTCCTCTTCTTCAATCATCTGTTTGACACGATTGGTGAATTTTTTTCGTGCAGTTTCTTCTGCTGTTTCTTGTTCTTTTTTGGCTTCTCTTTGTGCGTTTACCAAGAATCCAACAATTTCTTCTTTATTTCCTTTGGTAATGACTTCTAATGGGATGTCAACACTAGATATACGAACCTCCTCGGTCATGTTGATTTGAAAGTTGAAAATGATAGTACTCTCTTCTTCGCTAAATGTTAACCCTGTCCACTTAATATCATCAGCGTTTTGATCCATAAATTCGCTGATCCCATGAAACACATGCTGTATTTCGCCTGCGATTTCATTTGTTTTATCATGGTGTGTTTTATCCCTCTGAATGAAGAGTTCTCGTAAGTCTTTCATGGTAGTTCCTCCATTCCACGTTACTACTATATTTAGGGACGTTCCTTCCCCCACTCCATGTCTTGAAGTTGCATGAGTAGTTTGGCAGCAAACTTCGGGTCTACGGCACGAGGTAATGATGTAGTTTCGTAGAGTGCCTTAACTTCTGCATCAAGTTGTTCGGCATATTGAACAATTTCTTCATAAGTAAATTTACCGTGACGAATGTCAAGCAACTCTTGCGCATCTGGTCTTTTAACCAAAACGATCTCGTCAGTAAGTGCTTCTTTACCCATTTTTAATAACCGGATCAAGTGCATAGCATGCTTGCAATCGAAACCGAATTGTTCTTCAAGTGCAGATCTAACTTCATTGCGATTTTTCTTCCAAGTCCAATAATTTTTCCAGTTCTCATGGGCAGATTGGAATTGATCTATGTTTAACTTAATAAGTAAGTCTGGCTTATCAAAACCACCAGCGTTTGCAGACCAAAATTCATTGGTTCGTGATAGAGGGACTCCATTACGATCACACCAGTTATATTCAACATCTATGGTGTATAAAATGTTTGAACAATACAAAGCGAACATATTACTGCCTAAATCACGAGCAATGAATCCATTCGTGGGAACAGTTTTATTCCATTTTTTATTCCCAGTCATATTAAAAACAACAGACATGAAATCCTTCTGTTGCGGTGCTTCAATACTTTGGGGATTGTTTATCCATTTATTATGTCCCTTGATTCTTAAAAGTTGGGAGTGTGCATATCCTGAAAATGTATGAGCAAGTTTTGAAGATAAAAGATTGTATCTGTTGGCACGCAAATATTCATAAGTCGGGCTAGTGAAAAGAATATCTTCCGCTTCGCACCAAATTATTTCTAGAATATTTGGGTTCTGATCGACAAGAAGCTTCATGAAGTTTGTCAATTCGTAGAACTTCGTGTCCTCTTTTGTTTTATCCTCAACCTCTCGGACAATAAAGAAAGGCGTTCTGATGCAAATTTCTGGTGCAACAAAGATTCCCCGAGTATCACGATCACTAGTCGGGAGAGAGGTTCCGTAAGCCTGTGAGCCTGTCAAAACTTCACAGATCAAACCATCTTTTATCATTTGCTGCTTATCCATTATATGCTTTCCTTTATCACTTGAAGAACCAAAAACAAGGCGTCATACATTTTACATTTCCTGATTTGCTTCTAATTCTCATGGTACGCCAGCCGATTACTTTGTCAACGTATTCATCTTCATGAATCCAGCGCTTCCAGATTTTGCCCCACAGCCAACACGAGAAGCGTTTCATTCGCTTTCCAGTGTATCCTGTGTGTTAAAAAAGGTCATTTCAAAAATCGGTCGCACCCAACTTGGGCAACGATTCCGAGCAAAAATAACAATTCCTATGGCTGTCGGATCGCCAATTTTGGCTTTGGCTTCTTCCATAGAGCCACCCGTCGTAAGAATATCGTCTACAATTAGTGTCGGACCTTCGGTTGATACATACTTTTGTAGAGCAATTGCCAGTCTAATTCCGCCTCGTGGGACGCCAACCACCCGCTTGAATTTGCCTTTGTCGGCAATTATCCAAGCCAGTGTTTCGATATCTTCATCGGTGAGGGCATCGGCTTCTATCTTATAGTGAGCCGTGCCGCCACCGTGCATTACAAAATCCTTTCGGACGAACAACGTATCTCTTTCCATAGTTACTCCGTTACTGGAGCCTCTATTGTAGCAGCTAGTCGTTTTTCCTTCAAGTCTTTTGTTGATTCGAATTGCTCTGGATCGATAACTGCGTTTTCATCCATAGGAACGCGGAGGTACTTCTTCACCGTTAGTTCTTCGGCTGTTTTAAGCAGTTCATCAGCATAATTGATGAATTTAGATTCTTGAAACTTAATATCCGTCTCCGGAATACTATACCATCCTTTATTTTTATTAAGAACGCCGAGAGCTACCATCGCCTTGCTTAGACCAGAGTAAGGGTCGATACCAGTTTCGTATGGGACTTCGATTTCAACCTTTTGAAACGGTCGGGTAAATCGGGTCTTGGGGGCTGTTGCGACCATACGGATGCCAACGATTTCGTCTTCTTTTTCCTTCTCTTCCTTTAGCTTGAACTTTTTGAAGAGAACGATCTGCGACAAAGCGTACTGGATCGCTGAGTTGATAATGACCCCATTTTCAGCTAAACCGGCGAGTACATCGGCTTGCTTGGCTTGATAAACGGAACCAGTAACAACGAAAGTTACATTGTAATGTTTGATAGCTTGGATGAACTGGCGAAGCATTGCCTTACCAGTTTTTGCACGTAGACCTTGATCGCTACTAATTTCACCCTTTTCGAAATCTTTAAGTTCTGACTCGGTTGAAAGCATGTCCAAACTGTCTAGTGCGATGAATACTTTACGAGCGTCAGGATCAGAACTCTTGTATTCACCTGTATATCCATCCATAAAGCTTGAGAAGACCTTGATGACGTTGCTGTAAGTACGAACCTCTTTATACAAATAGCTTCCTGCGTCGAACGGGTTGGCTCCCACATTTGCCATGTAGTCGTTATCCAAAGCGTGTTCCGAGTCAATGACAAGGCAGAATGCTCCCTGCTTTTGTGCTTCCTTGACCATATTGCCAATCATATAGCTCTTACCAGTGCCAGAACCACCAACAAAGCCTGTGGCTCTGCCTTGTGGTAGACCTTTGTAGAAGCTACCGGAAATAATTTTATTTAATGCGTAATTACCTGTGGAAAACCAATAGCGTGGAGGTTCGGCAGACGAGCTAATGCCTTCCTCACCCGCAATGGCTTTCTCAAATTCTTTAAGAAACTTCAAGATTGCACCATTTTAAGTTAGAGAATGAGAGCACCTTCCGGTGCTCTCGTAGCAATTAAGCTGACTTGCTTGCCGACTGTTGACGACGACGTTCTGCCAACCCGGCTAGGATACGACGGGCTTCTGGATCTTGCTCGCCTGTAGTTGCTGGTGCTGGCTTCTCGATATCCTTGACAGTTTCCTTGATGACGGTTGTTGAAGCGGCTGCTGCATCCTTGACACTGGTGACAACCTGAACTGGTGTGTCATCCGCATCCGGTGTAGCATCACTTGCGTCGTCACCGCTCTTAAGAGGTTCGCCCTTAAGTGAGGCTTCTAGCATTGCTTCCAACTTATCAACGTCTGGACGCTTCGGTAGAAGTGTCGAAAGATCGATCAAACTGCTTTGAACATGAGCGATTGTTTCTTGATCCAAATCACTTGCCAACGGAACGAAACGGCTCATGTGGTAAGCTGCAACCTTGCGCTTATCTGGAAGAACTTTTTCGGTCTTCTTAATGTGAAAGTTTGTACCACCTTCGAATAAAAATGGTGGAACCTTTAGGTAGCCACTTTCAAAGGTGTCTTTGATGACATCATACAATTGGTTACCTAATGCGATGTAGCGGGTCTTACCTTCATGGTTTTCTTTGGTGTCCTTATCTTTTGGAAGAGGATCGCTTACGACCAGGACTTGACCAATGTATTGAAGCTTACGGTAGTAAAGCTTACCATTGTCTTTGTCGTCCTTTTTGTAGTATGCTGAGGAGAGTTTGCAGATTGGACAAACTTCGTGGATGCCCCATGTCTTCGGACAGACAATAGACTTTTTCTCACCGTTGATAACAAGCTGATGCATCTTCTTTTCGATGAGGAACCCCATTGGGTTTTCGTCGTTTCTATCTGGAAGGAATCGGACTTCAGCGGATTCGCCCATGTCCATGTTGTAGAAAGGGTAATAGTTGTTCTGACCTACGTTACTGTTTTGTTCGTTCTTCTTGAAGGCAGCGCGTAGCGCTTCCATATCGATTTTACTCATGATGTTTTCCTTTTTCTTGTTGTGTTTTTTGTTGTTGTAATTTACTTTTCTCTTAGTGCGAATAATAAACTCGCACTACTATTTATCATTAAAACGAGAAAAGGCAGAGGATTTCAACAAGTGTAATCCAGGAAAATGAGAATGTCAAGTGTTTAAGATTTAACTCGTGTTACTTTTGAAGAAGCAATCCATTTAAGAACGATAGTAAGGGCTTTGTTCATGTTATTAGTAGTAACAGTAATGATTACAGCGGATAATCTAGTACCTAACGTTCTCGTAAGTTCAGGTATTATACCAACGTAATCCCGTAGATCACTCCACCCATCGCGATACCAGCAGCATCAGCTAACAAGTCAGCTAAACTAAATCCGGTTCCATTGGCTCTGAACTTGTCGTAAAGTTCTTTAGCCAGTCCACCAGCAAGCGCGATACCAGCACCAACCCAAAGAGAATGAGCCAATAGAGCAACAACGAGCATAACGAGTGCTGACGCTAAGAAGTGAAACGCTTTATCATACTGTTGGAAGAAAGTAAAAATCTTATTCATAGTTTTATACTGAGGTTATTGTTTCCCATGCGGCGGCTGTGCGAACGCACAATTTATGTAAATCTGTGTCGTAAACTATTAAGCCTTCTAATGGTGAACTAATCGCATTCTTTTGGGCGGTCGTCATACGAGGAGGTAAGAAACCAAGTGTTGTTGAATCAACTTGCAGTTTCGCAGATGCGTTGAGGCTTGATGTTCCAATGCCTGTGCTACCTTCCAAGTAGTTTGCGGCTGTGCCTGATGCGTAAATGTTCCACTTGTTCGAACCGGAAGTTAGCTGTGACCATACTCCGTAATTGCTAGCGCCACTAGTCAAATCTGTAATGTGTATGCCCGCCTGGATTGTGATCGCACTACCAGCACCGAGAGATGCATTTGAGATGTAGAAGTTCGATAGTTCTCCGAGTGT